TATACTAATATAAGCATTGAAATCATTTTTATTATCATATTTTTGCCAATATTCATTAGCAAACATTTTTAGATTTATGTATTCATCGGATTCTATGGTTGAATAATCTCCAATAAATTCACTAATATCAACACCACCTATTGCCTCATAAATGTCTTCATTTATTATATGCTGTGGTGAAAATGCAACCATTAATCTATTTGAATCAAGTGAATTTCTTTTTAATGATGTTCTTTCATATGAATTGTGCATACTTAAAGCACCACCAAGAGATGATGATTCTATTCTAATTTTTTGACCATAATCAGAATGTGCACCAACATTTGCAACTTCCATCAAGTAACTTTCAACCAAAGGTTCAAACGATTCACTTGTAAAACCAATTAAAGTTGCTTGTTTTGAAGATGTTTCAAAATTTTTATATTTTTGATTGGGATGACTACTAAATAAACTATTTGTTGCATACAAATCGAATGGTTGCCAAAATTTCCATTGAGCTTGTAAGTCGTAAAATGATGATGTTGCATCATTTCCATTGTAAGATCTTGCAGACAATACATGATTGTTGAAAGAATTTTGATTTAATGGATTTGACCAATATCGTAATTCAAAAACAGAACCTGTTATTGGTAATTGTGTTAGTGAATTTATTCCAGATCCAACGTGTAATTTTCCGTTTGAACTCCATGATTGATTGTAACCATACTCCGTTGCTCCATCAATATCTATTGATCCAGATTTTTCTATTGATAGTTTTCCATACTTTTCCGTTTTTAATATAAATTCATATTTTTGGTTTGAATTAATATTATCGGTTTGATTTGAACGAGTTATTAATATATTCAATGGTGTATCATCAAAAATATATTCATCTATAATAGATGTAGATTTTAAGTTAGATCCACTTGATATGTAAAATACAATAGAACCCTTTTGTGGATCAGTTCCGTTATTATTTATTGTAACAAACCAATCTGCACCATTTGATGAACTTTTTTGTAAAACTGTTTGTTGTTCCGTTCCAGTATAATTGTAAAACTGATCCGGTTCCATTTTCCATCTAAATGAAACGGAATCTGGATATATCCAATTTTGATTGTAATTTACTTTTTCCCAAGGAACAGTTATTTTTTGTCTGCTGGATGAAACGAATCCCTCTATGTTTAAATAATATGTTGGTTTTTCGTACAATTTTTTCTTAAAATCGTAAGTATTTTCACTATAAGCACCACCATATTCTCTAATAGATAGTAATGTTTGTGGAATACCATATGCTGCAATTAAAGCTCTAATTCCCCTTGATGTTCCTTTTGTTCTATAAACAAATGGTAAATTATTTAATATTCTTCTCCAAACTTCTTTGGTTCGTTCTTCTTCTGTTTTATTATACTTTTTACCTAATACATTATCTCTATTTTCTTCATCGTCATTTAAACCTAAAACATATTCCCATAAATTTTTATCTTGTGTATTTGATGAAAGTTTCCATCCAAAATGTTCAGTAACTTCTTTTATCAAGTCTTGTGATAGTCCATCCTTTGTACTTTCTTTTCTTAAATTCTTTTTTAATATATGTTCGGTGTATGTATAAATTACATCAAAATGTTGTCCTATCATATTGATAAAAGAAACAAATTCTTGATTTTCAGAATCTAATGTTATATGGTCTGGAAAAACTTTTATTAAAGCATTATCATTACTTTTATCAAATTCTTCTGCAAGTATTAGTGTAGCTTCATACCATCTTTGTACAGGACCATCAGCTATTTCATATAATTTATATTTTCCAGATTTTGTTACAATATCATATGATGATAGTGCATCATATTTTGGAAAAGGAACTATTATATTTGTTTCAGTTATACTTGTTAAATTACTTGGCGAATCCTCATAATAGAGCCACTTTTCCCATTCATCAAACCCTTGTAATACTTTATCAATCAAATCATTTATCTTCTTTACACTATTTGCAATATCAATAGTGGAAGCCATGTAACCACTCAAACTTGAAATTTCATTTCTATACCCTTCTAATAATTGTATTTTGTAAAAGAAATTTTCAACTCGTTCTTTTGCAGAAGAATAAAAACAAAAATTAGAAAACGATGAAAAATCAATATTCAATCTAACTGGTCTTTGATCACCATTGATAAATTTTGATAAAATTTCTTGTGAAGTGTTTACATTAGTTGATAACAAATCTGTCCATGATTTGTAGTCCGTTTCTGTAACCATGTTGTATTGGTAATTTGCATTATAGTTAGGACCCTTCAGTACATTTTCAGTATTTATTACTCGTTCTATCGTTTCTACTATTTCAATTTGATCGATATATGGCTTTAATAATTGTATTGCTAACCAACACTCATATCTTAAATCAATATCATCTGGAAGTGGAAACATTAATTTTGCATAAAAATATGTCTGACTTCCATCCGATGAAATATTCACAACATCTAATATTTTATTTTCTCCAAAATTTAAAACCAAAGGTGGTAGATATTTTTTTGGTTTTAAATATTCTAGTACAAATGTTGTTAATTTTTCAATTTGAATTGCATCTGTTGGATCTGTCAATGCAAGCGTTATTTCTTTTCTATCTTGGGAAATTTCCGAAATAAAAAGTTTTGTTCTATCAAATGTTCCAGAAACTAAATTTCTAAAAAAGTTGTATACTAGTGTATATCTTCCATTTTGTAAATTAAATGTTTCAATGTCATCTAATACATTTAATGATATATTTTGAGGATTATCTATGTCATCAACATTCCAATTTTTAATATCGTATAATGAACCAAGATAAGATCTATCTGCATAAAAAACATGCAATTCAAACGAATCTTTTAAAGTATTTAATTCTTGGTTATCTTGTGTTATTATTTCTGGAACTATTATTCGTTTATCTCGTCTTACAAAGAATCTAGATCCACGAATAGGATTGGTGGCATTTATTATTTCATCTATATTTTGATATTGAAAATTATTCATTTGGAATTTCATTTATTAAAGTTTCTATTGTAGATTTTAATTGCTCTATTTCTTCATTTTTTTCATCTATTGCTAAATTAGCAGTAATTAAATTTTCAGTTTGTTGATATATCTCTTGATTTTTTGCAGTTGAGTTTTGTTGTAATTGCTCAATCTCTTGCTCCAATTTTGATATTCTATATCTTTGTGCAGCTTCACTGTTTGGATCATTACTTATTAAATTACCAATATCACTTAAAAATGTTTCAACCGTTGGTATTTCTGTTAAATTGATTGTAGATTGAAAATCACCTTCCAAATTAGTTTGATTTAAAATATTACCATTTATTACATCAAGAACACCCAAAACATAATCTTCAGCGGTAACTGCATTTTTAAGAGATTTAAATTTAACATCAACAACATAATTAAAATCCTGCATTAAAAATCTTTCATCCAATACACGAATGGGTATTGATGCATCAGTAGTTTTATTCTTATCTATCACTAATCTGCCTTTACTATTTCTTGTTGCATTTTGCATTATCTCGTTACCTTAAAGTAATAGTTATTATCATAAATTTGAGTTATATTTCCATTATCGGATTCAACTTTTATTAATATTCTATAAAATCTTTCTGGCTGAAATGAGTTCATCCATAGATAAAAATAATTACCATCACTATTACAACTTATTTTTGTTGCATCATTATTAAATGATATTATTATTTCATCACTATGTGCATCTCTTATTTCATAATAACTAGTTTCAGGTAGATAATATTTTTTTAAACTATAAGCAGTAGTTGTATATGTTTTTTGTGGATATTTTTCATTTGCAAGAATTTTTATTTTTACATTTTCATTAAATGAATAATACTTTTTCAATTTAACATTTAAATTAATATTGTCTAAATTTATAGCAGTAAGACTTCCGGTTGAAAAGGTAGAATCATCCCAACAAACATGAAGTCTTGGTACATATATTGTATTACTATCCGTACTAAAAAATTGTATCTTTGAGAATGATTCTGGCATTTTTTCTATTGTATCAGAAAATTTTACTAGCATTCCATCATTATTTATTGATCCAGTAAGCCATTCGTTTATTAATGGCGTTACATTCATATATAGATCTGAACTATTATAGTTAAAGGACTGTGAACAAACTAAATTTTCATATGTCCACCAAGTTGCACCTCCAACATTTTTCCCAAATGATCCTGTAACATTGGGGTTTGCACTTTGTGTTGGCTCCCAAGTAGTTCCTATTGTCTTTGAGTCTCTGTATTTCCAAGATACACCATCAGTCAATATTGGTTGTGAGTTATATTGACCAGTTCCATTTACCCAAGATGAACTTATCGGATAAGCATATATTTCATATTCTTGCGGAACTTCTTGAACATCAACTGTTCTCAAAGACAAAAAATAATTTGATGATGTTGGTATTTTATTTGAATTTATCTTTTCATTTAATTCAGATAAATCAAATTTCATAAGTATTCTACTATTGTACAATGATGCAGAAGGATCTACTAATTCATGTTTCAATTCTAATATAGAATCTATTCCAGAATTTAGTGATTCTGTTTTTTCGTAAATCGTAGTGTCTTTTAAAGAAAAAATAGTATAAATCATTATAGTGACCTTGCTTTTCCTAATATATCATTATCAGGATATTTTATTTCAAAAATAGAAGGATCTAAAGATGGAAATAATATACCATCTTTCATTGCCGCATTAATATCATAAATATTTTTTGAATATCCAAGTGTTTCATCATGTAAGTTATTAATTCTAATATCAACAACAGTCTGAACACCTTCTATTCTATCCAATTCTGTGTAAAGATTGCTTATTACTATCGGTTGATTTATTTGCCATTTTTTTGTATCAAAATAATCTTTTAATTTCTGAATACATCTCATAATAACTTGATTTCCATTTTGATTTGGTCTCGTTATTATCTCAAACTCCACACCTATATTAATAATATAAGCATCCTTTATTGTAATTGCATCTGTTAATATTCTATATTCATCTAAATAAGTTTTTAAATTTTCTTTTGTTGCATCACTTATTGTTGTTAATTTATTATTTCCATCATACCCTAATACATAAAAACTTATACCCAACTGATTCTGCATAAAATTATCTACATTTGAGTAATTGTATTGTAGTTCAGTATCTTTGATTACATACGCCTTTGCTATAGATCCATATTTAGGGGGTAAACTGTATGCACGAATAATATAATCTTCTTTTGTTACTGCTCTATTTTGTGAAGCAAATTGTGCCAGAGCATTTTGACGAATTTCTTCAATATTATCGGAGACTTTACCACCAGATGCGGGTTGTGAGTTTGTTACCGCAAGACTATTTAAAACTTGATTGTATAATACACTATCTAATCCTGTTTCATCAACTAATATATTTTTACTCACTATTTTAGTTAATACATCAGATTCAACATTATCAGCAGTTCCACCACCAACTGTATATCTAACTGTTAATGTTGTATTACTTGGTGCAATACCATAACTTTTAGTATACAAAAAGTTTGCAGGGTTTAAATCTTTTGTTAAAGGGTTTTCTATATTATTTAATCCAGAACCAACTAAATCTGGATTTGGAATTAAAATTTCATCATTGAAATTACTTACACCCGAACCAAATTGTATTTCAAATGTCCCTTCTTCAACTTGTCTTGAAGTGAATCTTCTAGGTATTCTTCTTAATTTTAACAAATACGGTGTCAAACCTCTATCTTTTGACAAAAACTTATCGTTTCTTGGTATGTTAGGAACTGATTCAAAAATTGTATCTTGAACAAGATAAGGAACATGATACCAAACGTTACCATCTGTATCAACAGCATTTATTATTTCTATTAAATTTGGTTCCTGTAATGTTATTTTATTATACGGTATTGGTTCAGTAAATGTATAGTTTTTATTCTGAATAACTCCTGAAACTGCATTTACTGATTTTTTTAGTAACCAAAATTCAACTTCACCGGTTAAATCATTTATTTCATATGGAGTAACTTCGGTTGGATCCATACTACTACTAAATTTAAAATCAACATAATCTATTGTTCTAAATCTAGACGATAATGTTCCAGTATTTGGACCGACCACCATACCTTCATCTATCGCTAGTGCATATCTCCAATCAGGAAACATTATCCCAAATCCGTTATCTACGGATGGTACAAGTTGAAATACATCTAATTTAACAACCGATGATATTCTATTTTTGGGAATGTAACCCATAGATTGTGCAATATTTAAAATATTTTGTCTTTCTGTTGCATGAGTTATTAAAGATTCTTGTAATGTGACATCTGTATAATATGATAAAACATCTCCAACATAAGATGCCATTTCTAAGAACATCATTCCAGGAGACGCTTCATTAAAATCTTGGTAAGTATTTGGAAAATACGTTTTGGTAAAATCTATTAAGTTTGATTTTAGTGAATTAAAATCTCTTGATAAATAACGTATGTCTTTTTTTAATAAATCCGCCATCAATTATACCTCTGTTTCGAGTGATAAATTTCCAGTTTCAGATATTAATA